TATTACTTTTTGCTTACCAACCTTTTCCAGCGAACTATTAGATTCAGGCATTTTATTCCTTTCATTCTATCTCTGAGAACATTAGAGATCCATTTTTTCGAACCCCTAAACATTCTTCTATTATTAATCTTCTTTTTCCATAGGTGTCAACGAAAATATACACATATGGTTTATCATCAATGCCTAGGGATCCAACTGTCGCATGCCATCCAAACGGATAGTCCAAATATACACGGATATCCGTAAGTGGCTTTATACCGATTTCTTTTATTTCTCGTTTGACAATATTGATAAGATGCTTATATTTAAGCTTCCAGGTATTGATGATTCTTTTATCCACGTTAAGAGCACTCCTCGGCGTCGAGCATAACTACGTGCTGCTCTCCGTCAGCATCATAGATAATCTCAGTGTCGTAATTACAAAAGGTAGGACCTCCGTCCGCCTCAAACTCGTCTTGATCAGGGCTCATTGGTACCTCCCGCACCATAGACACTTCCAACCGAATGGAGTTAAAACACAATTTCCACCGCAATATTTACAATATCTACTAGGTTCGAATTTCATATATCCTCCAGAAAAAATAAGATACTAAGTTTAGTATCTTATTCTTAAAAATTACTTTTCGGGCTCGAACATGTTTTCTTCTAATGAATCAACTATGTAGTCGGTAACCTTGTCACAGATAGTCATTGAGATCATGTAGCTTCCAATTCCAACTAAAGCTTTATCGACCTTTTTCATTTCGATTGTTGACATATTGTGCTTTAAAACCTGTACGACCACGCTATGAATAGCGATTGGTCCCACGAATTTAACACCCTTTATCAAAACCTTTTTCAATGTCAAATCTTTAGAGGATTTCTTTACATTTTCCCACACCATCGGTGCCAGTTGTTCCAACTTTTTCTTTGTTTTCTCAAATATAGAATCCATTTTATTTCTCCTTTTTCAAGTATTTTTACTTCACTATAGCAAATGTTTTTCCTGCGAGTTAAAAAAATGTATCCATAAGATTTACTAAATCTTCAAAGAAAACCATAACCCCACAAAGAACTATGAACATTAAGACAAACACCGCAACAACCTGTGCGGGGGTTAATCCTGAATCTGGCTTATTCTGGGTCACTGTCGTATTCCTCCTTTCCAAAGAAAAAGAGTTTTTTATTATGACGGATCCATCCATCTGTATTATGATCCGTTCTTGCATATTTCTCCTTGATCAAGGTAACTCTACAATCAGCGAAAGCTTCGAAAGCTTTTACTAATTGATGATCCGTCTTTCCGTCTTCTCCCACAAATAGTTTATATGCTAGATCATTGACAAGCTTTTCGTTTCTGCCGTTTAAAGCTTTTGAAAGCTCGTGAAATTTATCTAAAACAACTTTGTCTTTAGCAACAGAATAAAGTTCGACCATCTTGTTCTCCTTTTTAAATTTAATGCTGGCATTGCCGTTCCCCGGTTAACTTTATTGGCTCGCCACTTACGCTCCGGTTCTTTGAAAGACATTAATATATAGGCGGCCAGGATTTGAACCTGGTGGACTTTTGGATTAATCAACGGTTAGGTTTCCGTCTTCCTTGTCGCCACAAGTAGTGATCATCCTAGGATTTGCCCTTCCCTAAGTAATGTGTGTTCGCACCACACCGCCGCCTATACTGTTTACTTGCGACTTAAAGCCTCGCCCTCAAGTTTAATAGCTTCTGCTAAATAAGCTTCGGCTTCTGGGGTCGTTTTCCCAGCTTCCTGTTCAGTAAGCCAGGCTCGGGCGAAAGCAGCACAGCACTTCATGCCAGCTGACGCCTTTAGATCACCGATACCTTCCATTCGCATTGCCTCTACAAGAGGTGACGGTTGCTGAGTCATATTATTTTTTCTCCTTTTAGAAAAAATTAATAGACGCTATGTTTTCATAACATAACGTCTATTTTTGAACTATTCCAGAACGGATTGATTGTTGATCGTCTCTTCAAGAACTTCAGAATCGATCGAGAACTGGTTGTCGAGCATTTTGCTGACCAACAAGCCAACAACAACACCACCAACACCCAAAGCTCCCTTGATCAGGACTTCTTTGTTTTCCTTGACAAAAGACACAATTTTTTCAAACATTTTTATTCTCCTTTTTTGAATATAGTTTCATTATAGCAAATGTTTTTTCTGCGAGCCACTTCGCCGTGAAGTCACACTTTTTAGATAGGTCATTGATTCCAGCCATTTCGCTGTCTACCAACAAGACTTTCCAAAAATATAAATGACAGCCCTAGTTTCATTTATTTACCAAGGTTTACACTTGCGAACGAAGTAGCTCACATAGTTGCTATTTTCTTATTTGGTATGCAACCCACCACTCAGTCCTTATTGACTGAGAAGTCATCCTATAACGTTTCTATCTTTAGGATTTCGCTATTTCCCCTGAATCGCCGGGTTAGACCTCGCCCTAAACCAAGCCCTAGAGCTTTTTTGGGAGCACTTTGTATTCGAGAACAACACACGGGACTCCGTCCGTCGCAATCTTCGCAGAGAAATGGATGTCTAGCATTCCATTTAATCCATTATCCGTATTCCATCCAACATCTTTACCCATTTCGGTCTCCTCTAGACCGACCAAATCATAAAACTCGTTAAGAGTTTTATACATCTCAACCAGCAATTCGGCATTGAAATCGTTCTGAATCTTACGAATACTTTCAATATTGGATCTGAAATATCGACCGGATAAAGAATCATAGAAAAGACTATCACCTCTTCCAGTGATAATTACTCTGCTTTCATCAATAGGATCGTTGTTCAATTTATCTTGAGCAATCTCATCTCGAATTTTCTGATCCTTCTTCTCTCCCATTAGCTCAACAACTTTTGACTGATATTCTCTTAAAGCAGCATCGGTCAAAGTAAAGGCTGTTGCAATAGCAGCGTTCCTTTTTAGATTGATATGGTTTGATCCTACAATACAAGCTACTGTAGTAATACCAGATATAACCGTTGGGATATAGTATCTCCAAACCAATTTAAAGGCCTCCTTTTTGGTTAAAGGAGAATGAATTATTTCTGGTTCTTTTCCCTTAGAAATTAAGATTTTCTCTCCTCTTTCTATTTCCTCCATAATCAAAACAGAAGTTGCTTGAGCTGTTCCTCTAATGGCAAACCCTACAGTAGCAGGAACACCTATCACCGAAAGCCAAGTTAAAATTGTTGGACTTTCTTTTATTAAAAGACTCCTAACATTTTTAACGTGGGGCTTAATTAAACTAAGCAAATTCATTTACTTTTCTCCTTTTCAAGACAATAATAGAACAATTCCAGCAAGACTAATAAGAAATCCTGCCAGAGTACCACCAACCACTATTGTTACGTGCTCTAACCTATTAGCATAATGTATTAGGCTAGCGCCTCCAACCAGCAGCGCAACCGAGAAAACTATCAAAGGCAAATCCATTTTGTTCTCCTTTTTCTGAAATCAATCGTTTGATTTGACGACGAAGATTAAAGCGATGAAAATCGCCAAAATATGGCCTGCGAAAAGCATTAACAACTCTTCAGCAAGAGGCAAATCATACATTTCAGTAATAATATAAGCTTCGCCAACCATTAAGCCTATATAAATCATTACTGCCGTTACAAGTTTTCTTATAAAATTCTTTATCATTTTTTGTTCTCTTTTTTTAAAAAATGAGAATACTATGTTTCCATAATATTCTCTTTTGAGATCACTTCCAAATTCTCATTCCAGTATCGTGTAACGATCCGTCATAATGTCGTTCCACAACTGAGAATTGTTTCTTCCCACGATGCATAAGCTCCTTAGCTCGCTCAACAGAATTCTTACAGAACTTTACAGTTCCATTAACAATTTCTTCTGAGTGCGTAGCAGCATACGCAGTTAGGACAGTAACAATCAACAGTCCAGCAACTGACTTTACATTTCCAGTATTTGTGTACAGCGATTGAAATTTCATTTTTATCATCTCCTTTTCACTATAGCAAATGTTTTTTCCGCGAGACCTTTTATGAAAATTACCCCCGGGGAAAAATTTTCCGAAAAAAAGAGAAGCCATGTCGACTTCTCTCTTTTTAAAACTTAGAAGAGTTTCCTTATCAATGTAAAAGCTTTTGAACTGATTACGTTTGCTTGCTCGTGGAATAGAACTAGTGCGATGCCTAATAGATTTGTCCCTACCAGCAACCATGTCTCTTTACGAATTTTATCATTATCATCTTTTTTAATTTCGTAAAGGGTTTTTAGTGCTATTAGAGAAGCCATATATTTATCATCACCAACCTCAATCTTTTCCATACAGTCAAGAACGTTTGCAATCTCATCATCAACTTTTCTCATTTCATTTCTCCTTTTCAAAGTTTTATTTCATTATAGCAAATGTTTTTTCTGCGAGGGAGAAGCTATTTTAGCGAATATGATTCTCTCACCATTTTTTTGTATTGATAGCTACTGATTCCTAGCATAACACCTAACGCTGTAGTAACAATAGCAATCGTTCCTACAACTTCTGGTCCGTATGGAAAATGCCAAATCTCAGACAAACCAAAATATAGAGATCCAAGAGCTGGAAGAGCAATTTGAGTAACCCATTTAAGTACATCATATACTTTATTACTAAAAATCATTTTATCATCTCCTAAACATTTCTTCGAATGAACACACGTTTAATATAGACAGGAATAGTACTAGAAAAGTCTGTTGTAGTGATTGTGTGTTGATGAGCATTTGCGGCTGTAATTGGAACCGTAACAGCATGACTGTGACCACCTGATGCAGCATCTCCACCAGAACCACTAGTTACCCATTGTGTGGGACCTCCTCTAAAACCTGTTCCTTTACCACCTCCATGATTATGAGCAGCCCGTGATCCAGAAGCTGGATTATTATGAAGATGAGAATTAGATCCTCCTGTGGTTTTTACTTCACCGTCAGCATTAGCACCACGTACAAATTTATCTCTCAAATCTGGTGTTCCGTTTAATCCATCACAAACAACCCAACCAGAAGGAATAGTAAGATTCTCCCATGCAATAATTGAGCCGATAGGTAAGTTTTTAAATGTCATATCGTCCTCATAATAAAATACAACTTTAGATAGACAGGCAATGTAGTTCCAGCCTCTGTGTTTCCAATAGCATGTGTATGATTTGAATCGGCATCCGCAGAAGTATCAATACTATGAGTATGAGGAGCTGATACTTGAACTCCTTGAAAACCAGAACCATTCTGATTTTCTCCAGAATTACCAGATTCTCCACCCAAAGAGTGTGCATGAGTTCCAGCCGCACCAGTATTTGAGTTTCCATGAACATGTGTATCTGACCCACCAACAACGCCTATATCACCATCTATTGCTGCACCATAAATAAACTTATCTCTAAGATCTGGTGTGCCGTTACCGCCATCACATATTAGAAAACCATCTGGAATATTAGCTAAAGGACGATCCCACATTATAATTCCACCCACTGGGACACTTACCTCTGCACTAGCTTTAATCCAATACATCCTACTATATGAAGGATATACTTCAACACTTACTGTTCCTGATAATCCATGACTATGTACACCACCAGCACCAGAATTTCCTGTTGGAACACCATGACTGTGACCTTGGCCAGCAGTTCCATCTGTTCCAGAATTGAAAAATCCAGTAGATCCACTAGCATCTCCAGAACTTCCACCACCAGTAGGATGTGTATGGTCTGGATCACTACCCGTGATTGGTGGATTCGCATGACTATGAGTTGCACTGCTAGCGGGAGTATTGGTAGCTTGACCTTCAGCAGCACCCCTTATAAATACACTTGCTGCAAAAGCGTCAACACCCCAACCTTCTGGGATTAGAGATGCGATACCAAACCATAATATTTCACCACCCAAAGGAATAGCATATCCGGACGTTCGTCTTTTTTGAACTATTACTGTCATGATTGTTTCTCCACAATAAAGAAGACATCCAATCCTTTCGCACCAGTACCAGAAATATCAACATCGATCCTAATATAGTCCCCCAAAGCTAAGGCTGGATTTGCAATCACGGGTTGCGCAGAAGCAGTTAAACTACTAAATTCACCAACGTCGATACTAGCTGCTGTGCTTAAAATATCAGTACCAGCAGCACCAGGATCACTTCCACAATTAGCTGCTTGGACAGTAACTAATCCACTTGTACTTGGAACCACCAAACAAATATCAAAATCAGTGATATCCCCAACTAAATATGGAGGGACTATGAGATAAATTTTGCCATCTCCAGTAACAATATCTTCGTCAGACCAAAACACCTTCAAATATACAAGTTCTTCATATTTAATAACCGCTAAAGGACCAGAAACATAAGGACATAATACAGTCCCTACTTTGATAGAGATATGCTCGGCTAATATAACAGTAATATTAGGTGGCAAAGTAACATACGCTAAAGGATATTGGTGAATGGTCGACGTGTTTGTCAGTGTTGGAGGTACTGGACTACTAGATGGAGTACCTTTAACAATTTTCAAACTATTCGCACGCACTGCCAATTCCGCATTAACTTCGATCGCTATAATATCAATTCTCGAATATATAGTATCAGCAGCATCTAAAGTTAAATTATAGTTCGAATCATTTAAAGTCCAAGTATGATCAAACCAAGCTCTACCAGAACCAACAGAAACCGTTAAAAGATTATTCGGAACAACAAATAGTTTGTTTCCAATAGAAGGAAACACACCATCTTCGATTACACCGTCCATGATGGCAGCCATTTGAACAGCATCATATAATCGGTCACTTGCAACGGAATTATAAAATCCATACGTTAAAGTCATTTAAATCTCCTTAAACAGCTACAAATCTAGGAATTCTATTAACACGAGCTGGATCTTGAAAATATAACATTTCAATAACTCGAGATTTAGCTTCATGTCCAAACTCATTAGCAACTTGAATTACATCCCCCATAAAGAAGTCTTCGTCATATACGTAGTTTCCACCAATTTCCAACTGACCATCGAAAACTTCCAACATAACTTTGTTTGCTAATTCTTCATAACCCTTGCTTTGCAAAACTAATAAATATTCTGATTCAGTCAATGGTGCTTCCGTTCCATATAAAGTTCTACCTATACTAGAAGCGTCCACAAACACCTCTCTTCGAGCTAGATCAGAAACTCCCGTTGGAAGCTCAACGTTCGTAAAAGTCCTTATATTCCCAACACCAGCTTCTCCACCAACAAGAGCCACATTTTTCATAAACTCAGAAGAAATAGAATAATCACCATTTACAAGATTATCAAAATTAGGAGAAAATACAACATAAGGGTTAACAGATTGACTGTAAGATCTATCCGTTCCAGAATACAATTGAAATTGAAATTTTCCAAGAGCAGTAAGGATAATTTTAAATCCTATACCATTAGCTATACAAAGCCCGGATATAGCCTCATATAAAGTCTCTCCTAAATATTGTTCGTCCATAGTTAGAGAGGTAATGTTTGCATCTGTCGAAGCTGGGAATTCAAGAAGAGTAATATCTCTATCGGTATTAGTAGGAGTTATAGCATTATCATTAAGTAGTGTTTGAATTCCCGTTTGAAGATTTCCAGAAAGTGTAATTGGATCCCACACAACCCTTCTTTCAAGTATAGATTCTAAACTTTTTCCTTTTATGAAAAGTTGATTTCCTTCTTTAGGATCTGTATGAATATTTAAACTTTCAATGACCATTACATGATCCGATTCTTCAAAAAGCACATACTGTGCTTGCGATAGTGAAGTTAAAACGTTTGTTCTAGGAGATTCTAAAATTTCAAACTCTCCAGCTTCATTAAATCTATCAATCCATAAAAAAGATTGAAAAGTATCTAGATAACCTATTGATTCCAATCCAGCATTTAATAAAACAGCTTCCATACTTAAACTCCCTCATAAGCTATTTTACTTACAATAGTGAATTGAAGATTATCAACTCCTGTATCTGCTGAATAGGTGAATAGATTATCACCACGTTCAATCTGGAACCAATCAGGATATTGTCCAATAGAGTTTAGTATATTGTAGGTTATTCCGCTTCTGATTAAACGAGCAAACTTATCTCCTACGACAGTAGAGAGTATTATATCATCACCAGCTGAAATGTCTGCTCCAGTTATAGCAATAATAGAAGCGCTGGAAAAAGCTATAGTCTCTCCAGTAGACACTTTCAAAATTGATAAATCATTAACAGAACCAATAGCATGTATATTAAACACTACTCCTACTGGAGAATCTCCAGTATAATAGATGTTCTTTGATGTTTGTATTGCTATATCGCCAAATTCTAACAATTTCAAAGTTGTCGATTCGTTAGAAAAAGGAAATTCAAATACTGGTACTACAGTAGAAAACTCTGTAACCAGATCGTTGTTCTCGTAAAAATAAGCCTCTGGGCAAAGAATAGAAATTACTGCTCTTTCTTCTTTTGAGAAAATGTCTGGTTCATTAGATTCTATATACCCATAAGTATAAGCTTCTCTTGTAGTGGTCTTTACTTCCATTTTGATCCTTTTCTTTATAGGAAAGAATTGGTAGGATTTTAAACGAGTAGCTTCTATATCTGGGTTCTCTAAAAAACCAAGAGTTAAAACTATGTTTCTAGAATTAACTCTTGAAGAGTTAAACACAGAACCATCAACGTAAGATAATTCTGTAGTACCAATAGTAGCCTTACTAGGTCCGAGTCCTTCTATCCTACGGATGAGGAACCCGGATTTCTCCGGGAACCCCAGCTCCATAGTAATAGACTCGCCTAAAGGATTAGTCACCTTTATAGAATCTATCATTATCCAATCCCTTTCAAAGTGTATAGTAAGTTTCTTGTTTGTCTATAAATTTCTAATCTCGATAATGCTTCAGGAGAGTAGTTATTTTGGACAAGCGAAATAGAAGGATTAGCTTTTGCGAATGCTTCTTGATGAGAAGGATCAACCAACAATCCACTTGTACTTGAGGCATGAAGTGCTTTATTGAAAGTAGGAGTTATGTTTATTCCAGTCTTTGCGAAAATTCCATCGATCTGATCTTTTCCAGAAAGGACTCCAGTTAAGTCTATCACAGGTCTAATAGCTGGACTAGTATCTAAGTTTTTATTAAAGACTTCACTAATACGACTAATCGTAGATCCTAATCCTGACACAGCCTCATCAACAAGACCAGAAGCAGCAGCATGAACTTTACTTCCAAGCCTAATCAACCCTTTTGCAAACCCTAACCCAGTAAATTCGCCTAATTCTGTAGTCACTGTAGATGGTGAGAAAATTCCTAACAATGTCTTAAGAGCATCGATAGCAGCACCAGCTAGTTTACTTATAGCTTTAATAACACCCTTAGTACCAGAAGCAAGACCATCAGACAAGCCTTTAACGATAGCATCAGCAAGCCTTAAAATAGCATCATTTAATGCTGGTCCATTTTCTTCAATAGAAGCTGCTATACCATCAATAAATGCAACTATTAAAGCGAAACCCGAATCTATAATGTCTGGGAGTTTTTCTGCCACAGCATCTATAAACTCTGTAACAATTTCTACTGCTGTTGTTACTACGTCATTGATGTTATCTCGTATACCTTTTAAGAAACCCAGAAGAATGTCCATACCAGACTGT